GCCGCGCGTGGTGAGACAGTTGGTTGCCCCGGAAAAAATAAAATGAAGATCGAGATTCGCCCGCTGGCCAGCGTCAAACCCTACCCGAACAACCCGCGGATTAATGATGATGCGGTCGGAGCGGTGGCTGCCTCGCTCAAGGAATTTGGTTTTCGCCAGCCGATCGTGGTGGATGCCGACGGCGTGATCATCTGTGGGCATACGCGCTACAAGGCGGCGGTCCAACTCGGGCTGAAAAAGGTTCCCATCCACGTCGCCACCGATCTCACGCCCGAGCAGGTGCGCGCGTATCGCATCGCGGACAACAAAACCAGCGACCTCAGCGACTGGGATTTTAAGCTGCTGCCCATCGAACTCTCCGCCCTGCAGGCGGACGACGTCGATCTCGCGTCGCTCGGCTTCTCCGCCGATGACCTCGCGGAGATCTTCGGCGAGCAAATCGCCGACGGGCTCACCGATCCGGACTCGATTCCCGCCCCGCCCGACCAGGCGACCACTCAGCCCGGTGACATCTGGATTCTCGGCGATCACCGGTTGCTGTGCGGCGACTCGAGCAAGGCCGCGGACCTGGACCGGTTGCTCGCAGGCGAGCCGATCCACCTGGTCAACACCGATCCGCCTTACAACGTGAAGGTGGAGCCCCGTTCCAACAACGCGATCGCGGCCGGCCTCAGCTCGTTCGCGGGCGCCACCCATCACCAAGCGCTGGACGTCGCCCGCGATCCGAAGAAAGCCAAGGGCACCACGGCCAAGCTGCGCGCGAAGGACCGCCCGCTCGCCAATGATTTTGTGAGCGAGGGGAAGTTCGACGAGCTGCTCGGCGCGTGGTTCGGCAACATCGGCCGCGTGCTGCTGCCAGGCCATGCGTTCTACATCTGGGGAGGCTACGCCAACGCGGCCAACTACCCAGGCCCGATCAAAGCCGCAGGGCTTTACTTCTCCCAGGCGATCATCTGGGTGAAGGATCACCCCGTGCTCACCCGCAAGGATTTCATGGGCGATCACGAGTGGTGCTTCTACGGTTGGCGCGAGGGCGCTGGTCACCGCTTCTTCGGGCCGGCTAACGTCGCCGACGTTTGGGAGATCCAGCGGGTGAAGTCCGGGGAGACGATGCTGGGCCGCGGCCTTCGCCTCGAGGCTGCCGACGGCACGCGGCTGGAGGTCTCGCCGCCGCTGCGGGAGAAACTGCGGACGGTCGCCGTCGGCGAGAAGGGCGTGGCGATCCACGGCGCCGATACGGTGACCGACGTCTGGCGCGTGAAGAAGGTGCACTCGCAGAAGATGGTGCATCTCACGGAGAAGCCCGTCGAGCTCGCGATCCGGGCGATGCAGTATTCCTCCCGGCCAGGGGAGCACGTGCTCGACTTGTTCGGCGGGAGCGGATCAACGCTGATCGCCGCCGAGCAGACCGGCCGCAAGGCGCGGCTTATCGAGTTGGATCCGCTCTATTGCGATGTGATCGTCGAACGCTGGGAGAAGTTCACCGGCAAGAAGGCGAAGCGCTCACTCATGAGCCTGGTTCCCCCGCCCAAGCCAAAGGCGCCCGTTAAACGAAAGGCGAAGTGATGGCCACGCTGGATCCCGCCGCGCTCACCCCCAAGCAGATGGCGACCGTGATGCAGAAGGCCGGCGGGCAATCAACCGAGCAGCAGATCCGCGACGACATCGCCGCGGGCGCGCCGACCAACGCCGACGGCACGCTGCATCTAGTGCATTACGCCGCGTGGCTGGCGAGTGTCGCGGGCTAAGATGCGGACCGCCGGCGCGGCGGCAACCGCACCGGCGATCCTAACCACCACGCTGTATGAGCAGCGCGTCGGCTGCGTAAACGTAGGTCGCAGTTGCAGCGCGTGCTGCGCGCGGAAAGCCCCGCATGCCACGCCCCGATCTACTCGAACAGCTCCGGCGAGCACTTATACCGATTGTGTCGGACGTGGCGGAAGATCCTCGCAAACTCAAACCGGGCCAGCTGCTCCGGCTCATCAACGGCACGCCGCTGGGCGCGATCCTCACGGAGCCCCAGCTGCGTCGCCATCGGCAGGAGGGCGGCTCGCGGATCGGCGACGGGAAGACGATCGACCTCATCCGCTACGCCGCCTGGCTCGGCGATCGCCGGCGACGGCAGCAGACGGAAATCCAGCCCACCATTTCCCCGGAAACGCGCCGGCAGCCGGAGGCCGCGGGAGCGGCCGCCTACGACCGCAAGCGCGAAAGCGAGCGGGCCCGCAACGCGGCCGCGGCGAAGACTGGCCGCGACATCTACCCGCTGCCCGAGGTCGCCGACCCCGAGCGACGGCGGCGCTGTCTGGCCGATCCGGAGAAGTTCTACCGCGAGTATTTCCCGCAGCGGTTTCCCTTGCCGTTCTCGGCTTCCCACCGCCGGCTCATCGCGGAGCTGGAGCGCGTCATCGAAGAGGGCGGCCTGAAGGCGTTCGCCCTCCCGCGCGGCAGCGGCAAGACCACGCTCTGCGAAGCGGCCGTGATCCGGGCGGTGATCTCCGGCAAACGGAAATACGTGGCGATGGTCGGCGCCAGCCGCGACGCGGCGCTCGAGTCGCTCGATTCGATCAAGGCCGAATTCGAGACCAACCCGATTCTGGCCGCGGACTTCCCCGAGGTTTGCTACCCCATCGAAAAGCTGGAGGGGATCAACAACCGGCAGAAGGGCCAGCTCTACCAAGGGGAGCGGACCCACATCAAGTGGAGCGGGGCCACGCTCGTGCTGCCGACAATCGCCGGCAGTCTGGCCTCGAGCGCGATGCTCTGCGTCCGCGGCATCACCGGCCGCATTCGCGGCATGAAGTTCGCCCGGCCGTGCGATGGGGAGAACGCCCGGCCCGATCTCTGCATCATCGACGATCCGCAGACCGACGCGTCGGCCAACTCCGACAGCCAGTGCGAGAAGCGGCTGAAGATCATTCAGGGAGCCATCCTCGGACTGGCCGGACCGGGCAAGAAGATCGCGGCGGCGATGCCCTGCACCATCATCCGGCCGAATGACCTGGCCGACCGGCTGCTCAATCGCGACCTGCACCCGGAGTGGTCGGGCGACGTGGTCGGCCTGCTGCCGAAGATGCCGACCAATCTGCCGCTGTGGGACGAATACGCCGAAGTCCGCCGGGCCGAGATCCGGGCGGAGGGGGACGGCAGCAAAGCGAACGCGTTCTACCGCAAGCACCGTAAGTCGCTGGAGGCCGGGGCCGAGGTGATGTGGGAGGAACGCAAACTTCCGGGCGAACTCTCCGCCCTGCAGCACGCGATGAACCTGCTCATCGACAAGCCGGCCGTGTTCGACGCCGAATACCAAAACGCGCCCAAGCGGGCCGACACGTCGGCGATCATCGCACCCCCAGACGTCATCCGCCGCAAGCTGAGCGGCTTGCCGAGGGGGATGGCGCCCGCGGCCACCACGCGGATCACAACCTACATCGACGTTCAGCATTCGCTGCTCTATTGGCTGACCGTCGCCTGGTCGCAGGGACTGGGCGGATCCGTGATCGATTACGCCACCTGGCCTGAACAGTCCCAGAGCTATTTCACGTTGCGGCAGGCCCGCAACAAGTTGCCGGGGGCGACGCCCGCCGCGGCCGTGGTCGCCGGCCTCACCCAGCTGATGGGCAAACTGCGGGAGCGACGCTGGCAGCGGGAGGACGGCGCCGAGCTGCAGACCGACATGCACTTCGTCGACTGCTCGGACGGCACGCTCCTGGATGCGTTGATCGCACACCTGAAGCGGCTCGCCGGCGACGGCCATCGCGTGATGCCGGCGTTCGGCCGCGGACTGGGGCCCCACGATAGGCCGATGGCCGATTGGCCCAAGAAGGAGGGGCAGCAGGTCGGCGATCATTGGTGCCTGCAAACCAACCTGCGGTACCGCGTGCGGCAGGTGGTCATCGACACGAACTTCTGGAAGTCGTTTGTCCACCAGGGTCTGGCGGCGCCGCTCGGCTTGCCTCAGGCGATCTGCCTCTTCGGCGATCGCAACACTGACCACACGATGCTGATCGATCATTTTGCCGCGGAGTACTGCGAGCGGATGACGAGCGAGCGGACCGGCCGCACGACGGACGTGTTCAAAGCCAAGCCCGGCAAGCCCGACAACCATTTGTTCGACTGCCTCACCGGCGCCGCGGCCGCGGCCTCGGCGCTCGGCGGCGTGCGGGCCGATCTGCCGAGCACGGCGACCAAAAAGAAACCACCCCCTCCCTCCACCGAAAATCGCGCCACTTACTTTAGTTAGGAGTTCCATCGATGGCCAAGAAAACCCCGCCCAAACCCCCGACCGTCTCACGAAAGCCGGCGATCGTCCCGCCCAAGGCGGCGAGCGTTTCCCCGGAAAAGCACCCCCGCAACAAACCGCTTGCGCTGAATCCCTGCGCCCAATGCGGGTCCGCGGTGGAGGCCCTGGGCGAGCCCACCCGCCAGCCCCACGACGGCACGGTGATCGTCCGCCAGCGGGTGCGGTGCACGGAGCCTGGCTGCGCCCAGATCGCGATGCAGCGGGATGTGCTGCCGGAGGAATAGCGTCCGGGCCCGCCGAAGATCGCGGGCATGCCAGACAACTCCAAACGCATCGCCGAGATTCGCGACCTGCTCGCGTCCGGGGTCAGCTCCACCACGGTCGATGGGGTCGCAACCTCGTTTGACCTGGAGTCGCTGCGGGCGGAGCTGCGCCGCCTCGAGGCGGAAGACACCACCCGGACGAACACGCGGCCGCGGCTCTCATCGATCAATCTCAGCGGCTTCAGCCCCTAGGAGCCGAAATGCTGGGCAAACTCTGGACGGCCGTCTCGCGGGCTTTCAAGTTCGGTTATGACGCCGTCGATTCGACGGGGCGCCGTAAAGCGGTGGCCCCCAACTCCCGCCCTGAGGATTCGATCCTCGATTCCGGCCGGCGCTCCAAGCTGATCGCCAACGCCCGCGATCTACACCGCAACTATTCGCTGGCCGCTTGGGCCATCCGCCGGCATCTCGATTACGTGGCTGCGTTCGAGTTCCAGGCCCGCACTCTCGACAAAGAATTCAACAAGCGACTAGAGCGGCTGGTCGCCGAGTGGTCGAAGCCCCACAACTTCGACGCCGCCGGTCGCCACAGCCTGAACCGATTCGTGCGAATCGTCGAGGCCCGAGCCGTGCTGGACGGCGACGTCGGAATTCTCAAGCTGCGCGACGGCCGCCTGCAGGCGATCGAGAGCGACCGCATCCGCAACCAGACCGGTTCCACGCACGAGGGCGAGGGGGAGTGGGTTCACGGCGTGCGGGTCAATGCCGCGGGCCGAGCGCTGGGCTACGCGATCGCCAACCGTACCCACTTTGGCGGGCTGGAGTTCGAGCGCGAAGTTCCCGCCCGCAATCTCTGCCTGCACGGTTACTTCGACCGGTTCGACCAGGTTCGCGGCGTCTCGCCCTTGGCCTCCGCACTGAACCCCTTTCGCGACACCTACGAGGCCTCCACCTACGCGCTGAGCCTGATGAAGGTGCAGCAGTTCTTCAGCCTCATCATCAACCGCAAAGCGGGGGATCAGCTCGGCGTCGTCTCGCAGATCAACCCGGATGAGACCGAGCCGGCCAAAAAGAAATACGAGATCGACCTGGGCCGCGGGCCCGGAATGCTCGACATGGATCCGGGGGACGACGCCAAGTTCCTCCAGTCCAACAATCCCAGCGGGGAGTTCCAGCAGTTCACGCGGTTCACGATCGATATCGCGCTCAAAGCCTTGGACATCCCGTTCAGCTTCTACGACGAAGCGCACACCAACTTCTTCGGCAGCCGCGGCGCCTGGCTGCATTACGAGCGGGCCTGCGAAGCCAAGCGACAAGCTCTGGGCGATCTGCTCACCCGCCTCACCTGGTGGCGAATCGTGCTGTGGTGGCTGAATGGCGAGCTGGAGTTGCCCGCGGACACGCCGCTCGAGGAACTCGCGTTCGAGTGGTTTCCCTCAGGCGTGCCGTGGTGGGATCCCGCCAAGGAGATCGCCGCCGATCTCAGCGCCGTCTCCGCCGGCTTCGATACGCCGCAGCGGATCACTAAGGAACGCGGCCGCGGCGATTGGTTCGACAACATCGACCGGATTGCGGAGGCCCGCGCTTACGCTGCCGAACGTGGCGTTCCTGTGAATTTCACGCCGGCGAGCACCGCGGCCCCGGAACCCGCCGACCCCCGAGACGCCAAACCGAAGGACTAAACATGACCCTCGAAACGAAGCCGGCCACCAAACTGAAGAAGGTTCCCCGCGGCGCTCTGACGTTCGCCGGCTCCCCGCTCAAGTTCGCCGACGGCGAGGGCGAGGCTGACAAAGGCTTGAGCGTCGAGATTCTCGCGCGATCCGGCGCCCCGCTCCACCACTGGTATTGGGGGCAGGTGATTCACGACATGGCGGGTTTCACGCCCGCCAAGCCCAAGCTCGCGCTCGACTACTGCCACGATGATGGGCAGATCATCGGCTACACCGATTCGTTTGCCGCGACGCCGGAGGGACTGGTTTGCCAGGGCAAGCTGGTCAGTCTGGGCGACGATCGGGCGAAAGAAGTCTACGACAAAGGGAAGCTGGGAGTTCCCTACGAGGCCTCGATCTTCTTCGAGCCGCTATCGACCGAAGAGCTGATGCCCGGCGCCAAGGCGGAGGTGAACGGCCAGGAGTTGATCGGCCCGGCTGTGATTTTCCGCAAGTGGTCGCTGCGGGGCCTGGCTGTTTGTCCCTACGGATACGACGGCAAAACCGAAACCAAATTCTCCGCCGCCGGCGGGGAGATCGAGGTTTCCCTGACGACGGTGGGCGAGGCTCCGGCCGAGCCGCCCGCTCCGGTCGAACCCAAGCAATTCACGGCCGCGGACCTCGCCAACTACATCACGCGGTTCGGCGCCGTCGACGGCCCCAAGTTCCTCTCGGAGGGGTTGCCCCTCGAGCAGTGCTTCGAGCGGGCGCTCAAAGCCAAGGATGAGCTGCTGGCCGCGGAAGCCGCCAAGCTCACCGCCGCGGGCAAGCAGATCGCCGAGCTGCAGCAGAAGCTCACCGCCGCCGGCAAGCTGCTGGGCGAAGAGAAACCGGTCACCTTCGCCGACGGCGAAAAGCCCCAAGGCTCGGGCAGCTCTTCGCCGGTTGCACTCACGCCCGGCCTGCAACAGTTCGCCGCCGGGCTCAAGTTCGCCGGCGGCAAATAGCGTCAGGCGTCCCTCACACTTTTTTCACCGCACGCATTTTCATTTCCTCGGAGTAGCGACACATGACCACTGGCTTCCTGACCATGCTCGACATCGCCAAAGCGAACGGCAGCGACGCCGTGGCCGGGCTGATCTCCGAGGTGCATCTGGCTCATCCTGAAGTCAGCGGCATGACCCTGCAAAACGTCGGCGGCAAGGTCGAGCGGGTCAAGCTCGGCAACGTCGCCTTCAGCCGCACGATCAATGGCGTGAGCTACAAGACGCTCGTGCTGAAGACGCTCCCCACGGTGAGCTTCCGCAACGCCAATGAAGGCGGCAACTCGGTCAATGCGGAGTACGAGAACCGGCTCGTCGAGACGTTCATTTTGAACCCGTTCTGGAAGACCGACAAAGCCGTCGCCGATCGCCACGAAGACGGTCGCGAAGCCGCCATCGCGCTGATGGCCAAGCCCGCCATGATGGCTGCGATGCGGACGCTCGGCTACCAGTTCTACTATGGCGCCGCCACGAACGGCGACCTCAAGGGGCACCCCGGTCTGATCGGGTCCGTGCAGCATGTGGTCGACGCCGGCGGCACCACGGACAACGTGGCCAGCTCGGTTTGGGCCGTGAAGTTCGGGCCCCAGGATGTGGCCTGGGTGTACGGCAACAAGGGCGCGATGGATCTCTCGGAAGTCACGGAACGCGACGCCACCGACGCCAACAGCAAGACGTTCACCGCCTACCACCAGGAACTCACGGTTTATCCGGGGCTCCAGGTCGGATCGACCCAATGCATCGGCCGGATCAAGAAACTGACCACGGATAACGGTAAGGGCCTGACCGACGCCCTGATCGCCGATCTGCTGGCCAAGCTCCCGGCCGGGATCGTCCCCGACGTGCTGTTCATGACGCGCCGCAGCCGCACCCAGCTGCAGAAGTCGCGGACCGCAACCACGGTCACCGGCGTGCAGGCCCCGACCCCGACCGATTACGAAGGGATCCCGATCGCCGTGACCGATTCGATCCTCGACACCGAAACGCTGGCCCTGTAAGCCAGGCGATTCGCCAACCCAGCCAAACGTTACCAAACCCTAAACCTAAAATTCCCCAAGGATCGATCGCCATGAAGGGCTTCCCGCTGTTCGCCGTCGGTTGCTGCCTGCTCGCCATCGGGCTGGTCTGCGCCGCTTTTTTGTCTCCGCCTGGTTGGGCGGAGCCGCTGGGTCTTGGCGCCGTCGCCGCCATGACGTTCGCCTTGGCGGACGCCAATTTCGAGGAGACGCGGGCCTTGCCCAACGGCGCGGCCACGGTGAACTCCACCGGGTTCAACTTGAAGACATCGACCACCGCGGCCTTCCTGGCGAATTGCGAATTCCTCATCCAGGCGCCGGTGCTGACCACGGGGCAGCTCGCCGACACCCAGACGATGAAATATTCGATCCAGCATTCCAACGCCAGCGATTTTTCCGGCGCTGTCACCGTAGCCGATCTCATCACCCAAACCGGCGCCGGAGGCGCAGGCGCCGCCGCCGCCGAGTACCGCTGGCGACCGCCGACGAATGTGGGTAGCTACGTGCGATTGCGGGTGATCAAGAGCGGCGCCGGCGATGCGTCGGCCGCGACTGCGACCTTCAAGCTGTTGTTCTAGCAGGGTTCGGGAGAGGGGCTCTGCCGGAACATTTAGCGGCTGCCGCGCATTAGGCTCGGCAGCCGCATTGCATTTCTTGCCGACCATTTCCTGGGAAACGCTGGAGCCCCTATGAGCCCCAAAGAACTCGCCGCCGCCAAACTGGCTTCCGTCGCCGACGCCTCCGACCAGCGGCCCGTGGCCATCACCGCCGGGGACCTCCGCAGCCTCTGCCAGGCGGTGCTGGCCGCTCCCGAGCCCGCCCAGCGGCTCTCACCGTCCGAAGACGGTTCCTAACGCCCGGTGGCCGCTCCCGGCATTCTCGCGTCCCTGGCCGTGACGCTGCGGATTCGCGGCGTCGATGCGGCCTACGTCCGGGGCGATGATCGCGTCGATTGTCTAAGGTTCATCCGGGGGACGAGCAAACGCACGAACACCCCCGAGCAGGGCGGCGTGCGGACCGTGGTGCGGTTCGAGGATTGGATCGGCCGCAGTGAGGATCTCCAGCTGGCCGGCCAGCAGTCCGAACCCCAAGCCGGCGATCTGATTCTGCTCCGGCTGCCGAACGATCAACTGCAAACGTACGAGGTCCAGCCGATCGCCGGCGAACCGTGCTGGCGGTATCTGCCCGAGACCGACGATCTCTGGCTGCGGATCCACACCCAGCTGATCGCCCAGGAGTAACGCGTGGGCCTCGCGATCGATGTCACCAACGCCGTGGTCGACCAGGTCAACGCCTCAGGTCGCCCCTACTCCGCCGCGGTGGCTGGCGGCGCCGTGCGGGTGCACGTGCTCGATGTGGACCTCAGGAGCCTAGCGCAAATGCACGTGCGAGTGTTTCTCGCCAAGCGCGACAGCGAGGATTCCACGCGGGCCAAGCGGAAGCTGACCTTCACCGTCGACATCGGCGTGCAGAAGAAGGTCCAGCCGCACAGCCTCACCGAGCAGGCAGACCCGCTGCTGAACCTCGCCGAGCAGCTCGCGGACTGGTTCGACACGGGAGATTGTGAACTAGACGCCGCCGGCGTGCGGTGCCGCATTGTGGAGGTCGACGCCCCGCTCGCCGCCGATTACGACCACCTGGCCAACCACGGCGTGTTCACTTCCGTCATCACGCTCAAGATTGAGGTGCTCGCCTAATGGGCACCATGCAGGAAAGACTCGGCCGCGGCCGCGGCAGTGGGCAGGGGCGAAGGCGAAGCAAGCGCGAGGTCGGGTTGGCCTTCCGCGTCAAAGTAGCCAATGCGAAGGCACTGCGGCGGGCGATTCAGCAAGGGAGTTTTAAGTCGCTCTCCCACGCCGCCGCTGCAATCCGCCTCACGGCCAAACGTTCCATTCGCGGGCGAAGTCGCAAGCGAGCAGATGGCACCCAGGCCCGGCGCGTGAATTACTCCGCATCTCCTCCTGGATATCCGCCACGCTCGCCCACTGGGCTGCTGCGGCACTCCCTGCGCTTCGAGGTCGATAAAGTTCGGGGCACCGCTGTGATCGGTACGGACGCATCGTTCATCGACAAGATCGGCCAAGTCCACGAATTCGGCGGCCAGTTCCGCGGGAAAAACTACCCTGCCCGGCCATTCATCGGCCCCGCCTTTCGTTTGCATCTGCCCCAGCTCGCGAAGTTTTGGGCGAACAGTCTGAAGGCGGCTTAGCGTTCCTCCCGCGTGAGACTGGGCGGACCAACCCCACGACCTCTAACCGGGACGCTGACCTATGGATCGCGGCATCGACTGCTCGCTCAATCGCAACACGGGCACCCATGGGAGCCCGACCTGGAATCTTATTCCTTGCATCAAGGATCTCACGCTGGATGAAGGCGTGGTCGAAGCCGACACGCACACCCGCGGCGCGGGCGACACCCAGGTCTCCGATCCGGTGCTGCTCACGGCTGAGGTCAGCTTCACGCTGCAGCCTGACAAAGCCGAGGCGGACGACGTGGCCGACTTCGAGGCGCTCCGCGACGCCTTCCGGGCCCGGACCAAGATCGAGTTCGCGATCCTGGACGGCGATATCACCACGGTCGGATCCACCGGGATTCGCGGCTGGTTCAAGGTGACCAAGTTCACCCGCAACGAAGCGATCACCGATTTCATCGCCTACGACGTCACGCTCAAGCCGTGCCGCGCTCCGGCCGGCGAGACCCTCGAAGAGATGACGATCGCGTCCTAAGCAGGGCTGATCGTCTCCTTCCCACTCCATTTCAGCAGGGACCGCCATGCATTCGTTCACCGCGGGCGAGCACGAGTTTCGCCTCTCCGTCACGGTGACCTCCATCCGCACCGTGCGGGAGGTCGCCAAGATCGATCTGCTCGAGCTGCTCGCCGGCGAACCGGACAACCCGATCGCCGCCCTCACCCGGTTCGTCGCGGACGACGCCAACTTGCTCCGGCTGGTCGATGCGGTCTATGTGCTCTGCCGCGAGCAGTGCCGCGATAAACAACTCAGCGACGCTCAGTTCGGCGAGCTGCTCGCGGGCTCCTCCATCGAATCGATGCGGCGAGCGTTCGCACTGGCGGTGATCGATTTTTTCCCCGATGCTCCGCTGCGGGAGTCGCTGCGGAGCCTGCTCGAGGCGGAAACCGAACGGCAACAGGCCAAGGCCCGGCTCATCCTGGTCGGGGTGCAGGAAGCGATCGCCAAACGCCGGATCACTCCCGAGCAGATGGAGCGGCTGGAGGCCTCGGCCCGCTCCGCCGTCTCCCGCCGCCTCCGCAAGATCAACGCACAACGGCGGAGAGGGTCCGCGACATCGAACGACGCTGGCTCAAACTCGCCGGATTCATCGGCCTTGACCCCGGCCCCTTCAGCTGGGCCGACCTCGAAACGATGGCGGAAGGGCGGCGGCAAGAAGCGTGGGCCCACACCAGCAGCCTAATGGCCCAGCAACACAACCTGAACCGAAGCAAGGGAGCACGCGCCCGCCAACCGTGGGAGTTTTTACCAGCGTCGCTTGCCGAGCGGCCGCGGCAGACGGTGGCTGATCTCAAATCGGCGTTTGTGAGGAAGAAGAAGCCATGAGCGCAAGTAGCATTAAAGCCGGCAGCGCGTTCGTGGAGCTGTTCGTCAAAGGCATCCCCAAGGCGATGAAGGACATCGAGGGGATCGGCAAAGGCTTATCCTCGGCCGGCCAGACCGTAGCGGCCGCCGGCGGGGCAATCACCGCGGCCGGGCTCGCGCTCGGCGCTCCGCTGGCCGCGGCCGTGCAGCAGTTCGTCGGCCTGGGCTCCCAGCTGGATGATATCTCCCAGCGGACCGGCATCGGGGCCGAGGCTCTCAGCGAGCTCAAGTTCGCGGCCGAGCAATCGGGGACCGGGATCGAAGCCGTCGAGAAGGGCGTCCGCAAAATGCAGCAGGGCCTGGTCGACGCGGCCGCGGGCTCGAAGACGGCGACCGCCGCTTTCGGGGCGCTCGGTCTCTCGGCGGAGGATTTGCTGGCGATGTCGCCCGACGAGCAGTTCACCGCGATCGCCGACCGCCTCGCCCAAATCCAGGATCCCGCCCAGCGGGCCGCGGCCGCGATGGACATCTTTGGCAAAGCCGGCGCCGAGCTGCTGCCCATGGTGGCCGACGGCGCCGCCGGCATCGACGAGATGCGGGCCAAGGCCCGCGAGCTCGGCGTCACGATGAGCGGCGAGGACGCCGCCGCGGCCGGCAAGCTGGGCGACCTCTTCGACACGCTCAAGTCGCAGCTGCTGGGCGTCGCTTCGGCGATCGGCTCGGCGCTCGCGCCCGATCTGATCGCCTTAGGGCAGGGCCTCACCAAAACCGTCGCCTGGGTGATTCGCTGGGTGAAGGACAATAAGCCGCTGATCGTGACGATCGCCAAAGTCGCCGCCGGCGTGATCGCAGCCGGGGCGGCGATCACCGGGATCGGCGTCGCGCTGATGGGCGCCGGAGCGGTCCTCAGCGGGATCATCGCGGCCTTCGGATTTCTCGCCACGGTCGCCGGCCTGGTCGGCAGCATCTTCGCCTTCCTCATTACCCCGATAGGGGCCGTGATCGCCATCGTCGTGGGCCTGGCGGCTTATTTCGCGGCGACCACCGGCGTGGTGGGCCAATCCCTCCAGTGGCTCCGTGATCGCTTCAGTGAGGCGGCGGCGTTCATTGGCGAGGTGTGGGGCGGGATCGCCGACGCGCTCGCCGCCGGCGATCTAGGCTTGGCGATGGAAGTCGCGGCCGCGGGCCTGCAGGTCGCCTGGGTCGGCGCCATGACCTACCTCAAAGGAAAGTGGCTCGACTTTAAGGGGTACTTCCTGCAGATCTGGAGCGACGCGACCACCGGCCTCTGGATGTCGCTGACGAACGTCTGGGCGAGCCTGCAGTCGGCGTGGCAAGAATCGGTCGCCTTCATGGCGACGGCTTGGGCCATCTTCGCCAATGGCGCCGTCAGCACCTGGCGTTCGGCCCAGAATGCGATCAGCAAGGGCATCATCGAACTGATGGGCTACTTCGACGACTCGCTCGATACCGAGGGCGCCAAGGCGATCCTGGATGAGGATTTCGCCCGCGAGCAACGCAATCGCGATCAGCAGACGGAGCAGCAGATTCTAGGCATCGAGCAGCGCCGCCAGAACAACCAGTCGGGGATCGAACAGACCCGCCAAGAGCAGCTCGCCAAACTCCAGGCCGACCAGACCGCGGCCGATGCGGCCCGCCGCGCCGCGGCCGACGGCGAGCGTGCGGCCGCCGACCAGAAGTTCGCCGACGCCCAGGCCAAGCTGCTCGCCCTCCGAGGCAAGGCGGCGGCGGCGAAGGAAGCCGCGGCCGGTCCGGAGTTTGCCAACGAACTCGCCCTGGGAGGTCAGCCCCTGGTTGCGGCGGAACCGACCACAAAATCCAGGGGCGGAGCCGTCGGCACTTTTTCGAGTGATATCGCAGGACTGCTCAGCGGGGGTGTCGCCGAGCGCCAGCTGAAAGCGGCCGAGCGCGCGAACCTGCTGCTCGATGCGATCAAGAACAAGATCGCGATTCCTCCACCGCCTGAGGTGACCGGCCCATGACCGCCGAGATTTACGAGCTGTCTGATTCGCGCGGCTTCCGGGGCAACAGCCAATCCGCCCGGGAACGTCGCAAGCGCTACGTCATCGAAGGGACCAACGACGAGGAAGAGGTCGACACCTTGCTCCGCGCGACGGCGCCGGCGGAGTACCTGGGGTTGCCGGTGCAGGATTATTCCGCGGATCCAGACATCACGGAATACCGCTGGATTTGTCAGGTCAGCTACGCGGTCCGCGACGAGTGGTCCTTCGCGATCGACAACATCGCGGGCACCGAGCACATGGCCGTTTCCCTGGAAACGACGCAGAAGAAGTACCGGGGCGGCGTGGGGGCGTTCGACTTCAACGGGGCCATTAACGTCTCGGGAGACAGCGTCGCCGGCGTCGACGCCTACAGCGCCAAGCAGCAGTTCACGGTGATCCGGTACGTCGAAAAGACCGAAATCGACACCGCCTATCTCGATGGGATCGATGCGCTTTGCAAGCCGCGGCCGCACTTCAACCACGAGACCGTCACGATCGTGATCGAGGGGATCACGCGGACCTACGCCGCCGGCGAACTGCTGTTTCTCGGCTACTCCCTCGCGACCAGCAACACCAAGACGCACTGGGAAATTCGCTATGAATTTCTCGCCAGCATGAACCTGGCGGGGGTATCGCTTGCGGGCATCGGACCGTTCGACAAGAAGGGGTTCGAGTATCTGTGGCCCTGTTTCGATGACGACGTCGACAACAACTCACCGGTACGCGTGCCGAAAGCTCTGTTCGTCGAACGACTATACGACGAGGGTGATTTTGCCGCGATCTCGCTCCCAGCCTCCTAAGCGATCCAACCATGGCTGAACGCGTAAAACCTGGCCGACTCAGCGTCACAGCGCGCGGGCTGAATCGTGCGCTGGCGGCGGGCGAGCAGCGCGCCAACGAGCAAACGTTCATCGCGCAGAACGGCCAGCCGACCGTCTTTCGGCCGCATGTGGTGAAGCTCAAAAACAACAGCGGAGCGGCGCGTGAGCGAGGCGATTGCCTGCAGATCTTTGATCCCCTGGTCACCAGCTCCAGCGCGATTGAGAAATCTCCCCGCAATCCGTTGTTCACTGGGATTCTGCCGGACCTTTCAGCCATCTCCGTTCCTCGCCGCTTTGCGATCCTGCTAGACCCCTGCGAAGCCAGCCGCACGGTCGAGGCGGTGCTCGAAGGGGCGGCAGTCGTGAGGATCGATAGCGGCGGCAGCGGGCCGTTCCTCGCACCCCAGACTGGCAGCACCTTGCTCAAAAGAAACAAAGGGTGGGGGATCGCGCGGGAGGCGATCGCCAGCACGAACACCGGCAAGTTCTGGGCATTGGTTACGCAGCCGATCGCCGTGCCGCCCGCCTGTTATCACCGGCGCTCCAGCAGCCATCTCACGGTCTCGGGGATCGGCATCTGCGCCGACTTGCTGTTTGCCGGTCAGACGGATGATTTCGGCGAGCTGCTCGAAGCGGGGGCTGACAATGGGACGCTGAAGGTCAAAGCGTTCGCCCAGCACATCGCACCGCTGTACGAATTGCACTGGACTTGCATGTTTCGCAACTCCGGCGCCGGTGGGGACATGCAGGTCAACCTGATTCAGTATCGCGGGGGGTCCGATTACGACTTCAGCTGGTGGCGTTTCTATCCCCAGATGCATGCCGAATCGGGCGGCTCTCCCGCCCACACGCACACGGTGCGGATCGGCGGACCGGACAGCGGCGGCGGCGACGACGCCTATCTCACCGCCAGCGGCTTCATGGTCACCGATCTCGGCCAAGATGACCTGCTGCGGATCGTACTCCCCGCCAACACGGCGGAGGTTCCCTACACGCGTCTGCTGATCCGCCCGATCACGGGGTACTAGCCCTTGGCGATTTCCACCGATAGCATGCCCTGCGTCGACATCGGTTCGTTTCTCGCCAAGGAGCATCGCGGTGAAGTACAAACTAACAGTCTTGCTTGGAGATTTCGGGAATGAAGAAAACCAGGTTCTGTTCGAGCGATGGAATGTCTCGATCATCCCACTCGTTGGAGATATTGTTTCCAATGGTAAGTGCTCCGATCTCCTGATCACGCATCGTGAATTTGAGTTCACTGAGGATGACGAATCGGCTTGTGATGTGTGCTTGTACTGCAAGCCCTTGAAAGCCAACCCGAAAGTCGATTAGATCAGGTTGTTCAAGCCTGATTAGCCAATTCGGCCAGCACGTCGGCGTGGCAGGGCTTGTCGAGAGCACACCAGCAGACGAGTTGGCGCCCCCGCAGCTGCGGCAGTTGCCTCAGAAGCTTTTCGAGCTGCTCCTCTTGCCCGTGTCCAAATTGCTTATTGTCGGTGAGCCACTCCCGATAGAGCTGGCAGCACCACTTCGCCAGTTGCTCATCCGTAGCGCGGTAGCCTGCGTCTCTTGCTCCCGCAATCGTCCACGGATTCCCAAACACGCTAGGTCGACCTACGTACGATGCCCCGGCCGGCATCTTCCAGCCAGGCGTGCGCTTGCGTTGATTTCGGAGAGGATGCGCCATTAGCCCACCGCCTTTCCGTCAGCGAGGATCGCCGGCAGAGCCAGCACGCCCGAGGCCTGGAGGTCGATCAGTTCGTCGACCGCGGCTTTCTTCGAGGTCGCCTTGCAGCCCAGCTGCTGCAGCTGGTCGATGGTGAACAATCCAAACAGCCCCGCCAGCAGTTCGCGGGGCAGCATCTTCCGCCACTCGTTGCGAATATCGATGTTCAAGTCGGTCGCGGCCGCGGCGACCACGCTGGGCGGGATGTTGTGCGAGTGATTCGGATCGTCGGTTTCCAGCAGCCCCAGCAGAAAATCCGTGGTGATCGCGGTCAGCTTCGCTTTGGCGGTCGGCCCGTAGGCCGGGAGCGCCTCGAACGCGGCCTCGGCGTCGCACTCCCAGCGATTTTTGGGCACGCTCTCGCCGGCGGCGTTCATCAGCCGAATCGAAAAGTTATCACCGCCTGACAACACCCGCGGATCGGCCGCGACCGCCCAGAGCAGCAGCTTGAGCGAGGCCACCATCTGCCGCTCATAAAGCTGGGGTTTCGTCGTGTTGTCCAGTTGCCGCATTTCGCGGGCGACCAGCGATCGCAGCCAGGCGTGCTTCCAGCGGGCGACCCGCTTCTCCAGTTGTTCCGCCGCCTTCTTCTCTTTGGCCTTCCGTTCGGCCGCGGTCAGCTTGGGGGCGGGCTCGCCGTCGGCCTTAGGCTGCTTGCTGCTGTGGCGAGCCTCTTCCTTCGCTCGCTGGGCGTCGACGTGCTTTTTCAGGGCCGGCGCCTGGAGCTTGTCCCACAGCCCCACGTTCGTCGCCACGCGGGCGGTCACCGTCTTGGGATTCTGGATGTAGTTATTCCGCAGCACATCCTCCGTGGTCTCAATCTCCACGATCTCTAGTTGTTTTTCGATTTCGGGAGTGAGGTCGAACAGCCGCGGGAATTCTCCCTGGTAATTGTAATCGCGCGTGAGATCGTAGCCGTAGTTGCGTTTCCCCTCGAGCGGCCGCACGTTGGCTTCGACGATGTATTCGATGCACTCGGCGAAGCCGGCGCGTGACTCCCATTTCTGTTCTTCCAGCCGATGCTGCAGCGGCCCGCTCTTGGGCTTCGCCCGCTCCCGCCAGTGCTTGTCGATCTCCGCCATGATGCGCTTGGCGTGGGCGTACGGCACCAGATGCCGGGCGAACGATTCGGGCACCTCGCCGGCGTCGACGCGTTGCTGCCAGACCTCAGGCAATTTGAGCAGCCGCACCAGATTGCTGGCGGCGCCGCCCGATTCGAGGCCGACCGCTTTGGCCGCGGCCTCGCGGGTGAGCCCTGGCCCGCCCTCGGCCGCTGGCTTGCACAGGCTTTCGATCAGCCGGGCTTTTTCGATGGGCCGCAGATCCTGGCGCTCGGCGTTGTACACCGCCACAAGCCGGGCGGCTTCGCTCGCGGTGCAATCGAGCACCGTGCAGCGGAGGTGCGACCAGCCCAGGTTCTTAGCGGCTAGCCACCGCGTTTCCCCGGAAATCATCTGGTAGCGACCGCCGGGCAAAGCCCGCACGGTGCAATCCTCGAGCTGGCCGTCGGCAGCCAGGCTCTCGGCGCGGGCGTCGATCGCCGCCGGCGTCGGCTGGCGGTTGATCGGGTGGCGGTCGATCGAGGTGATCGGCACCATCTCGCCGCGGCGAGGTTTGCCACCTGGCGTCGATGGCGGGGGTGGTCGATCGAGCACTTTCGGCCGCGGGGCGGGCGGCTCGCCGCCGGGCTTGAGCGGCTTGGTGGGGGCGGAAGTTGCGCGGCGACGCATGGGGGCACGGGCGGTGGACATGGGATGCTCCTGGGTTAGAGGTGGAGAACGATTTGGTCTGAGGGTCCGTCGTCTTGGTCTGAGGGTTCGTCGTCATCGGCCTGGGCGGACGGCAGGCCGGGACGGCGGGCGGCGCGCAGGGCTTCCTGCAACGCCTCGGGAAGGTCATAAACATGCACCGGCTGCTGCTGCACGCGGGCGGCTTTCCAGCGGGCGATCTCTTCGGTCACCGGCGTGATCGCGTAGATCGATCCGGCTCCCAGCAATTTGGAGAATGCCGCGAGGCCTTCGACCTCGGGCACATCCACGCGGACGAACGCCTGGCCGGCCAGCGTCTGCTCGGTCACGAAGCCGGCGTAAGTGTGGTGGCCCATCACTTCGACGATCGCCCAGTGGGCGAATTTTGGATTGGTGGTTTCGGTCATGCGGTCTCCTAGAATCCAAGGGTGAGTTGCTCTTCAAACTCGCTGGTGTGCAGCGAGACAATCGTTCCAAAGCCATCGTCGATCGCCACACCTTTGGGGCCGTCTGTTCGATGGGCGGGCTCTTCACGCACCACCTCGAACACGCGGCCGGCCAGGATTGCCGTCGGCGAACCATTCGGGCGGTTGGCCCGGATGGCGACCAGCAGCTTCACGCGCCTACGAGGCATCTCGCTTCCTCCGGAACGGCAGGATGTAGCCGGCTTGCTTCTCCCGCCATTTGCGGCCGCGGCGGCGTGAGAGTCGCTTGCGGCTGCGTTTTGGCGGTCGGCCGGATACCCTGCTTGCCGACCAAACTAGCGCTCGGCCCGCAGACTCGAAGGCGCGGCCGACCGCCTCCAATACAGCGGCAAGGCCTTCACAAAAGGCGTGCACCAGGGCGTCGAGTTCGCGTCGCACGGCGCCACGGTGGTCAGGGCGGAACATGGTTTGCCTCCTTGGCTAGGCGGGCCAGCAGCAGCTCGCGGACGAGCCCCACGGGCGTTCCCTTGCGGCGATAAATCCGCAGCAGGGACTGCGGCAGACGGGCTTCGATCTCCGCCGGCGATAACGCGTCGACGGCGGGCCCATATCGCGCTTCGTGCTCCGCCGCGGTCTCGGCGTCGCGCTGGCGCTCTTGGGCTTCTGCCTGCTGCTGGGCTTGCTCCTGGCGCGTGGCGGTCTCCACGCGCTGGGCGAGTTGGGCAGAGCGGGCGAGGGGCGGAAATCCACGCTCCGGGCGGTCTCGCGGTCGCATGTTTTTCAGCTTCGCGTACA